ACAGTAGCAGCCGCCACCATGTATCTAACTTGCGGAGTTTCATATATTTCCTTGGTTGCACGATTTCTTACAAGATATTTTTCAATCATTTGCTCAATGGCTGCGTATGAATAGTATTCATCTTTGTCGTGATCAATCATGTCGTTCATACGATTCCAATCGTCTTCGGAGTACCATTCTAACAATTCTGATGTGTACAGTCCTACTTCGACATTCTTTTTTACAATTTCATAAAGATGCGGAGGATCGTAAGTTCCGTACACATCTTTGCGTAACATTGACAGTCTTTGTTTACCTGCTACAAATTGATAGTTGGTATGCCCCACATCTGGATTGGTTTCTACATCTATTAGGTCTACAATGGCTCTGAGTGTTATACCATCAATTTCTTCAGTTGTAATACCATCGTAAAAATGTAATTGTGCTTTGATTTCAATCATACTTTGACTGACATCTGCTATACCTTTACATATTTTGGCTACTTGTGCTTGCCATTTTTCAATCATCAATGGCTCTCTGCGGCCGCTTCTCTTAACTACGGATATTTGTGTCATCTTACTCTCATGTTGTTATTATAGATACTGGGCCTGTATCTGTTTTTGAGTTAACTGTCTTTTAACTTTAACCTCTTGGTTGGTATTTACGATAGTATTCTTTTCCCAATTCAATATATATTTTGTTTGATCCAACAGGACTAAATTATAGCCGTCTTCCGTTAAAATCAAGCTTGCAGAGGCTAAATCTTCACGGTCCAGCAAAGTTATAGTATACAGGATTCCGAGCCCTCTTGCAACATCACAATAGATGTTGTCGCTCAAAAGTTGCCAAGGATCCGGCCATTCTTCAACATCGTCCCAGTGTAAATGATAAGCATGCCAAGGAGTTGCAAGCCACCAATCATTTATTGCTACCAAAGCAGATTCGATTGGTAAAGTTTGAGTTTGAGTTCTAAGAGAGTTCCAGGATTCTAACCTGGTTGCAAAATCAGCGTGCCACATCAAGCAAGGTGATTGATAGAATAAGTCATTGCTCCAGTAATTCCACTGTTGCTCGATGTGTATTGTAGTATTGCTATGTTGGTAGACTGTGAAACAGTTAAAGCTACACCAGTACCAGGAGAACCCAATGTACTAGTACCGGTATAGTCTCCTGTATTTTCCACAAAGTCTTCAGTGTATGTCAAAGGTCCAGAACTAGGAGCAGCAGTAGCAACCATGATGGTACCAGTGCGATAATTTGTTCCTCTAACTATAGTGTAATTTACACTAAAAGCTTTGGTTATGTCTGTATCAATTGAAAATACTGTAACTGTGGTATTATTTTGTATTTCAATAGTTTGACCAGTTTCAATAACATATGTGCCCAATGCCAACTGTGCGCCATTTGTTATGGCAATACTGGCAGTGTTGTTTAATTGTATTCTTTCATGAATATTAGAATATTGATCGGCACGTTCAAACATATCGCTGATACTAATATTATTAGCATTTTGTATATCTACAATAACTGTATAGGGATTTGTTGTGCCTTGGAAATGATTACCAACATCATAAAATATATTTTGACTAGATGCATTTAATGTTGCATAAGTGCCAAGTATAATACCTTCGGCATAAATGTTGTCGAATACATTGCTGGTTATCCTCACACCAGTTGGGCTGCCTAGCACCGGCGGTGCACCTGTGCCCAATAATATACCCTGGTACAATGCATTAAATTTACTATTTGCTACAGTTATACCTTGAATTTGTTGATCGGTGTTGATACCCCAAACTGTTCCACTAAATATACACCCATCAAATACAATTTGATCGCAGATTACAGTTGTGGTGCTGGCAAATTCTACGCACGAAGTAGCAGGAGCATCTGAGACTATAGTGCCAGTGGTCAGTGGTCCAGTGAATGTAACATTTTGAAATCTGCAATTTACAGCATCTTGTACTAAGAATACCGATGTTGTAAGATCCAGATTTTGAAATCCCATGTTTGATATGGTGATATATTGAGGTGGTATTGCACCATTGCTAGCTATATTAGCACCAGTTTGTTGTAGACTATCAGCGGTACGAGCCACATAAGGTACTAGCGTACTGTCAGCAGGATTTTCTAAAACTATAACACTGCCATCAGCGCCTTCACCGTATAGTGTAGCATAAGGAGGTATGTTAATGGTATTTGTAACACGATACACACCAGCTGGAAAAAATAAACTGCGTCTAATTTGCGGATTAACTTCTCTACAATAAAGTTGATATAAAGCACGGTTTATAGCGTCAGTGTCATCGGTAATCCCGTCACCTATTGCACCAAAATCTTTGACAGTAGCAAATTGATCAAACCAACTTTGTAAACTTTGTGCCACTGGTGTCCCAGGAGTTGGGCCAGTTTGTACAACATATCCAGCGGCTGCACCTTTATAAGTGTAGGTTGTAGGAAGTACTAAAATGTCACTGAATTCTGTTAGAATTTCTGTATTTCCAACTACCGGCGCACCTTCTTCTAATGTTCCATTACCAATGTATAATTGTCTGGTATCTGTGCTCCAGCCAAATTCAGCACCCGCTAGTTGGGGTAAATCTATTTGCAATCCTTTACGATTGGTAATCTGACTAATTTGTACAATGGCCACGTTATCGTCCTTGAATCTATCCTGTATTTAGTGGGTTATTGACCAAACGTTTCACTAAATAATATATTACAGGAGAACAGCATGTCAAATTTATGGGCAAGAGACGATAGAATAGAAGATGGTACTTCCTTAAGAGATCTTGAAAAGAAGGTTCATTTTTTAATGTCAGTGTTGTGCAATTCTGGAATCATGGCCACACGAGGTGGAAATCAAATGGATGTACCTGATGACATCACTGCAGACGGTGACGAAGTTGGCTCTCAAATTCCTGTGAATATTTAAAGTATTAGTTAGACAAATAGTATAGTTCTAATCTACGCCACCATTGGTCAGACCAGTATTCAAAATCTTTGGATTCTAACACAAACTCTTGATACACCGGAATACCAGCATGTGGGCCAATGTCCTGCGGCTTTATACACATTAGTACAACACCTTTGCGTATGTTTGTGCCGTAAACTTCATTGTGTGCTAGTGCATAGGCTGTAAGTTGTAGGTAATAATCTTCGATCCACTCTTGTTTTTTTGGTTTATTAGTTTGTTTGTAATCAAGTATGCTTTCTTCGCCTAGGTGTATGCCCACACCATCTGTGGTTCCTGCATACAAACCAGGAAAATAAAGTGGTATTTCTACTCCCCATATTTCGCTGACATTGGATAGTCCTTGATCAATAATACATTGGGCCATTTTGTGGCTGTCCCATCCATAAGGATTTGATCCACGTTCTGGCATTGCGCCTTCCTTGATATAGCGTTCAAGATAGGTGTGCATTCGAGTACCACGATTTGCGGCCTCTGTAGTAATGGACTGCGCACGTTCTACACCTACACGACGACGCCACTCATTGAGCGCTTGTTTCTTTTCTTCAGGTTTTGTTCGGTCTAGCACAGTGGTAACACTAGGAACTTTACATCCATCCGGAGTAAGATACAATCTTTTTCCTTCTTCACTGCTACGAGATAAAGTATGGTAATTAAATCTACTATGGTACATTTTTTTTATATTGTGTTATATTATGTTGTGCAATTTGATACAACTGATCAATTTTACTAGCACGGTTAGGACTTTGGTATAACTCTTTTAAAGATGAAATAATTTTACTAATACGACGTGTAGGAACCGTTTCATTGTCGTAGCTTTCGTCTATTATTTTGTCAAAAGTTGTATACCCACGATCTTGCAAAATTTTCAAACTTCCGCTGCCTGCTAACAATAAAAATGGTTTTCCTGTGGCTATGCATCTGGATGTTTTTTCTGTAAACCAAAAATTACTGTTTGGGTCTGTTTCTGCAACAATTTCAATATCAAATTTATTCCATATATTATGATAATTATTATAAGAATCTTTCCAGCTCACAGTCTTTACAGATAACTCATTGGGGTAAACTAAGTCGATATCAAATTTTTTTGATTCTAACCATGATAATTCTTTTTTATAAATATCGTTGATATTTGTGTAAAAATTTTTTACAGATTCAGATGACGGGTGGAATATTAAAAATGTGTCGTCGGTAAATGCTTGATCAAGTTCATAAATTAATCTAAATCTACTAGGACTAAATCTACCAATTGAAACTCCTACAAATTTTGTATTTGGTTGCCTTTCAAAAGAATGGGTAAAATAATATTTTGCTGAATTAAATATGTATAGCGGAATAACACGACTAACAAATTTACTAATTAGTTTTGTATTAGGAGTAATAATAAAAATAGAAGAGTGAGGAATATTAAATTCTTGACAGGCCCATTCTAAATAATCTATTAGTCCGCATCTTTCAATATTTTCGCCATCACCGGCATTTATAATAATTTGTTGATTAGTGTAAGTTTTTGCAAACACATCAGACAAAATATCTTTGTAAAAGTCAGTAAATCCAGATTCTTGGCCAGAAAAAAAACGAGCTAATATCGTGATTTCATTGGCAGTCACCGATATCATTTATATTCTAAAGCTTTCTCCGCAACCACAACGGTCGCGTTCATTGGGGTTAATAAATTCAAAGCCTTCGTTGAGGCCTTGTCGAACGTAATCTACAGTTAGTCCATTTAAGTAAACACTGCTTTTGGGATCTACAAATAATTTGCAACCTTGACACTCGATGCATTGATCATCTACGGTAGGACAATCTATGTATTCTAACACATAAGCAAGCCCGCTGCAACCTGTGGTTCTTACTCCAAGTCGAATACCTTCGCCACGACCACGTTTTTCTATAACCTGTTTTACCTTGTTGGCAGCCCGTTCAGTTAGCAAGATCATGTTTTATTTTGTAATCTGCAACCGCTGCTTTGATGGCATCTTCCGCAAGGATCGAACAGTGGATCTTGACTGGTGGAAGTGCAAGCTCTTGAGCAATCTCGCTATTTTTAATCTGTGCCGCGGCATCAAGTGTTTTACCTTTAACCCATTCTGTGACCAACGAACTTGAAGCAATCGCAGAACCGCAACCATATGTTTTGAATCTTGCATCTGTGATAATTCCATCCTGCACCTTTATTTGTAATTTCAATAGATCTCCACATGCCGGAGCTCCTACTAATCCTGTTCCAACATTTTCTTCATCTTTAGAAAAACTTCCTGCATTCCTTGGGTTTTCATAATGATCTAAAACTTTTGCACTATATGCCATAATGTTTCCTAGTGTGTGATTAATCCACTGATATAGTTAGTATCAGCAACAACCCATAAAAATTCTTTTGTATTCTTAGTATCTAATCTGCGTACTATTAAATGATGTACACCAACACTATCTTGATAATGTATGTTGCTTTTTATTCGTATTTTAAACTTTTTACGATTATTACCATCTGTAAAAACTACAAAAGGTTTTCTGGTTCTCATATTCCGAAATTTAATCCTAAGTTGAGAATCAAATATTATATCTACTTTTTTACCACAAAAGTTTAATTTAGTGTTTTTGGTAATCTGCGTAACATGTTCTTGAACTCCGTCTGTCAAACTGGTGACAAAACTATTATCGTGTTCCATTCCATCACCGGCCTCAATGGTCAAGTTTATTTTTTTCATGCTTGATCAAACTGTAGACACTTATTGTACCACTTCTGTGTGTTTGTGTTTAATACTTTTTTTAAGAAGTTTAAACCAGATTTTTTTTGCCTTGACAAGATCATGACGAATTTCAGCACGATTAAGTTTTAAGATTAATTTACGTGTTTTCATTTAGTTTGGTACCAACACTATTTTCTTAGTGTTTGTTGCAGGATCAATCATTTCTTGCCAATGGTACCCAACTGGTGGTTGCTGAACAACACTCACAGGTGGTTGAACAATAACCGGTTGTGGTTCAACATAAACAGTATTAGGGCGACTTAATTCGTATCCAATTACTCCACCAATTAGTGCAGGAGCAACCCACCCACCGCCGCTGTAATATCCACCGTGCCAGCCGCCTCGATAACAACAATGTGCTTGTGCACTTGCCGATCCCAATGCAGCCAATAATGATAGTGCTAAAAGTATTTTTTTCATTTTAATCTCCGTGTGTATAATAATACAACGCCTTAGGCAAGTATTTAGTATACTGCCTTTAGAAAAAAATGTCAAGTTATTTTGATTATTTCATGCCGCGACGCATGGCCGCTTTGGCATTTTGATCTACAATGTTTTGTGCTTGGTCCACCGACATGTCAGCAGTAGCCGGATCTTCGTTGCCAAGGAAGCGAACTACACCAGAATTTGGATCCAGTGGTTCCAAAATATTACTCAATGGTTCTTGATTGATCATGTCACCTAGGTTTTGTGGTGTAACATTTATGCCCATGCTTTTAGCTATGTCAATAAATGCATCTTGACTGATTTCTTTTTTGGCAGATTCATCACCGGCTCGACTGCTCAAAAACATACTAATAGCCGCTAGTTTTTTTGCGTTAGCGGCTACAGGATTTTCTTCGACCTCAAAGATTTTCATTATCTACGACCACGACCTAGTGCAGCTGCAGCTGGACGTGCAGTAGGCTCCATGTCATCAATATCAGGCAGCTCGTCAGCAGGATTCATTTCTGGAGGTGGAGCTTCTGCGTCCATACCTGCATCCATGCCATCTTGTCCCGGAACCATTGGAGCTTGTCCAGTGACAACTCCCAGTGCCTGCTCTAGTTGTTGTTTTGCACCTTGTAAGTTTTGCAACAGCCCTGCCAATGCTGCAGTGGCATCTGTGTTGAATTGCATGGCTTGGTCAACACCAACTTGATCTTTTATCTGTTGAACCAAGGCAGGCAAGTCTTTGAATTGCATGCTGCTGATTTCTTCGCTCATTTTTTGCACTTGATCAACCATGTCTTGGCTGGCCAATACAACTTGGGCTTGTTGAATTTCACTTTCACGCAGTGTACGATACAAATTCCGACGCAGACGATTTTCCATCTGAGTCTGTGGCATCATGGCCACAGAAGCAACCATTTGTTGTTCATCAGGATTGAGATTTTGTCCTGCAGCGGCTTTTTTCATTGCGGCCTGTTGTTTAGGATCTTTAATGGATGCAATTTTCTTGGCTGCCGCAGCTGCCTGAGCATTAGCCACTGTGGGATTCACTGGAGGCATGCCAGCCACTGACCTTGCTTGATTTTGATTGGCGCCAGCAGTTGACCCCACAGACACAGTGGATGTTTCATGCAGTTTGGATCGCAAACCTTGCTCCATCATTACCAATTTCAAGTAAGCTGGGTTTTGTTCGCTAGAGTGAAATTCAGGCTGACGACGATGTTCCGTTATCAGTGATCTCACACGACCCAGCATGTGTCGGGCTTGCGATCGAGTTAGTTGGTCAAAGCCAACTCGACCACCAAAGTAACTTTCCATTACTTTAGCGACTTGTTTTGTTCGTTGTGGCGCGGCCAGTTCTTGCAGTTTCATTTATGAATCCTCGTTGTTGTCTATATTTAGCCCAATTCACACATTTGGTGAGTTCTATTTCTAGTATCTTTTTATATATGATTTTGGTTTCTAATTTGGTGCCAATGTCTTCGCGAAATTGGGCTCGTTTGCTATGATCAGCAACTGCGGATCTTACAAAAATATCGTTTTTTAACAGTTCTAATTTACGGTCGATTGCAAGTAATTCTTGTGCTAGTTGGTAGTTACTATACTTGTCGGCTATACACCAACTAACAGCAGTTCGTGTGCTGGAAAATATTCCTGTTTCTTGCTCAGAACAATAAACCTTGTAGCCAGGTTTAACAGATACTATGCGGTATTTGCCAAACAGTTCATAATCGCCATGTTCGTTTTGCCACAGGAGATTAGACTCCAAGTTTTTAAACTCTGCGTGAATCATACGCTCAAATTCTTGATCTTTAATCATTATTTGAATACATAGTGTGTTAGTAACCACCCTACTGTGGCCACGAGAAATCCAATTATTCCTATTCCCCACCCTATTAGTTGATCTGTACGTTTATCAGCCATTTTTTCAACCAGTGCATGCACTTCTACTATCATAGTTTTGAGACTAGACAATTTATCTTCTAGCACACATAACTTTGTTTCGAGTGCATTGTATCTTTCAGCACATAATTCTACATGTGCTTCCAGACTTTTCTTTTCTATTTCGGTGGTTTCCAACATAATAGTTTCCCAATCAATTATTTATAGGAATAGGTTCAAACCAAATGTTTTGATTGGTACCAGTGGTTATCAGTATAGATGCTAAATTTTCCTGGTTATCTAAATCTATTATCATAGGAACACCTTCGGAATCCAATCTTAGTATTTGTGTTGGATCTGCGCTGTCGCCAAACACACCATCTGCTTCAGTTTCAAATTCAAATGTCCAAATAAAATTGTTTTGCACTGGATCAGTCAATTCAAACATCTGTGTTCGCATGGATATTATTTGTGTGATAGTTTCCCAATTTCTCTGTTGATTTCTTGCGTAATTCCAAGAATGATAATCAGTAATTGTTTGTCCAGTACGATCCAGGAAAGGTATCCGTGCAGATTTTATATGTCCAGTGACACCTGTGGCAGTGATATCAAAAAATGTTCTACAGATAAATCGCATTGACCGTACGATCAACTTTTACTGAGCTGATAGATAACTTTTGCTTGTTCCAGTGCATCTTGTAAAGCAGGATTTGTTTTGGCAGCTCGTCGTATTTGTCCCCAAAGCTGATCTTCTTTTAATTGTTCTTGTATGTTTATGGCTCTAGGACTTTGGCTATGCAACTGTCGTTGAGCAGAGCCATGCTCTCTGACGTAGACTGTTTCGCCACCATCTGGTGATTC